CTATATATCTATATATTTAAATCCATTTTTACGCCACAAAATAAATTTTTCAAAATCTTTATAAGAAATTCCTATTGTCGCTGTATTTACATTAGGATGAAAATTTACAATATCCTGATTAGCTAAATCTTTATCTATTAATACTATAACTTCTCTATTAGAATCGTTTATTAATCCAAAAGGAGTAACTGATCCTGGTGTTAGATTTAAATATTTATATAAACGTTCTTCTGATGCAAACGATAACCTAGTACTTCCAATTTGCTTATCTAAAGCCTTTAAATCAACTCTCTTATTTTCATCTAAAACAACTAAGTAATGGGTGTCTCCTTTTCTGTTCCTAATAAAAAGATTTTTACAATGACCTCCTGGAATATCGATATCTAAATTTTTAGCTTCTTCAACTGTATATATTGGATTATGCTCATATTTAGTATACTTAATACCTAATAAATCTAATATTTCATACACTTTCTGCTCATTTGTAGTACTCATTTTTTCTCCTTTTCTATAAGAATATATACGCCTTCTCATATAATTTAATCTTTAAAATATATTGTTTATTATGTTGTGTAATTTTACCTAAATACAATATTACTATGTTGGAACTTATTTCACATATCTCAGTATTAATTAAAAATGTAATCTATTTAAATCATAAATATAAATTTATCACTATGGCATATTTTTAAACCTTTAGAATTATTTCCGCACTTATTTTAAACTAATCTTCTATTTTCTATTACATGTATTATCTTTAGCAAGGTAAGATAATTAAAAGCATATCTCTCCTTACTAAAGATTATCCCCTAATTTAAAGAATTAATATGCAAATTTTATTGTATTTAACATACTTTCAAAAGATGTCATATTTTCATCTGATATTTTTCCACGTTGCATAAGTGTAAATAAATATGCTTTGTTACTATTACAAATCATTACTTGTTCTACTTGCACATCCATTCCATTAATATTATGAAAATAGTTTAGAGTTAACGCATTATTATTATTAAATTTACGCTCTTTAATTTGTAAATTATTTATATCTGAGCGATTTTTTATATAAGTTTCTGCTGAATTAAAATAAACCTCTTCCGAATATCCCTCCATGCCATCTATAACCAAATTCACATTAGTTCCTTGATTGTCTAGATAGTAAATATCATCTCCTTTTAAAGTCGTTTTAGTCCAATTTGAAGGATATGAAACTGAAATCTTATCAGATTTAGTTTCTAAGCCTGTCCAATCTCCATTATTGCTTAAAATATATCCATCAATAACTGTGTTTTTAGCCATATAACCGCTAGCATAAAAATAATACCATTTTCCTTCTATCTTTTTCCAACCTGTAGAATATGAGTCACCTTCTGTATACCACCATCCAGTACTATTATTCTTCCATTCTGCACTTGCACCTATTGGAGTTAGCGCTAATACTGATACCGCTATTAGTGATCCTGCTATTAATTTTTTTAATTTTACCATTATTATTCCCCCTAAGTTCTTATAATATATAAGTTCCATTTAATAAACTTTCTAATCATTGAAGTTATTCCACTTTATACTTCTGCTTTAAAGGTTTAACTTTGATTAACAAATTTTTGGAACTCATATATAATTTTATCTTACTTTTGCCCTTTGTCAAATATTCCAAGTTATAGAATCAAATAGTATTTATTAGTTATTGAGTGTAGTAAAAGGTTAAAATCCACGAATATATAATTTCCAAATCTCATTTAATGCAAACAAAAAAAAAGACCAGACTTAATGCTTACATAATATCTATAAACATTAAGTCTGGTCTGAAAATAATTAGTAATAAATGATTCTTATTAAAGCCATATTTATTAAATAATTTGTATTACTAATTGTAACTATATTCTATTGTAAGATTTATTGTGCTTTCGAATCTTTTGCTAACATATCTCTACCTCTATTAACTTCCCCTGCTATAGCTTGCCTTAAAAATTCTAAATTTTCTTTAGATAATCCTGGAATGCGCTCCATAAGAACCTTATCAAATTCATCTGCCTTTGATGTTAAAATCTCAGTTGCATTTTCTGTAATTCTAAATTTCTCTTCTACTATATTCCATACTTCTCTAGCAGTATTTATTTCTTCCTGATGCTCATTAATCTTTATTTTTTGATTTATTTCACTTTTCTTCTGAATAAAGAAATCTATTATTGAATTTCCAACCTGTTTGATTATAACTGCTAAAATTGCCACTACTGAAGTATCTACTATAGGTAAAATTTGATCAATTAATATTTGTTTCATTTTATCACACTCCTTTATCTTAAGATCTTGGTTTCAATTGCAAAAAAGAAGAAGCTTATCAAAGCTCCTCCTATTGCAGTTATAAACCACTTCATCATATTGGTTAATGACTTAATGTTCTCACATAAATTCTTTAATTCTATCTTAAGTTCTCTTGAATCTTGCTCAAGCTTATCTAATCTCTCTCCATGATTATTGAGTCTTCTTTCATACGTTTCAATTTTATCCTTAATCAATTCTTCATTCATGTATTACTTCCTTTCTTTTAAAAATAAATGCTAAGTCTTTTGTCTATATGATACTAAAAATATTTTCTAGCATTATTGAATGTTATAATATACTATAAAGGACATAAGTGGTTAAAACACACTCTTTCTTAATCATATTTTTACAAACTAGCTTCCACTTAGACATTGATATAGCTAGCTTTCAAAATCAATTTTTTATACTTTTCCATATAAAAATAAAAAAGATTGTATTACTTAATAATAATCTTTTACTTGGATTTTTATTTGATTTCGTGGATAATTTTTTCCTATGAAGTAGTAGTAACTTGCTCCATAGTCATAATTGTATTAGCTTGTTCTTGCGTTATATATGCTTTATCAACACAATTAGATATGTTAATTTCTGCATATTTTCTCATAATCCACATATTCCTTATAAAATCATACATATCATTGCATCTCCATTAATGCACTTAATGCACTTTCTAACGCTGTTATTCTATCTTCTGTTGTTGGAATCAATTGTTGGTGTGTTGCTGCTACAATAGGCTTTCCATTCGGAAAGACCTCTTCAAATTTTGTAAACAAAGCTAATTCACTTTCTATTGCTCCTTCTCTAGGTATACATGTGATTGAACCATCATCATTAGTTATTATTAATATATTATTTATTAATTCTGTTTTATCTAAGTTTAACATCTAAATCCCTCCTATATTCTTCCTCTACAATCCACAACGACATTATTTACTACAGCTTCAAATCCATATGTTTTCATATTATTTATAGCAGTACTATCGGTTATTCTTAAACCAATCATTATTTGCCTATCAGAATATTTATAACCAACATATGCAATAGATGCAATCGTATTACTACTAATCATACTAGAACCGTTATAATATATTATATTGTAATTTGAAAACGAAACCACAGGCATAACCTTTTTAGGAAACATATTTATAACAATATATATATATAATCCTGCTGTAGTTTGATGCCAATCATATGCCCTTACTTGGTCAAATGTTTCATACAAACTCAAATCTACTATTTGATCAAATATACTATCATGTGTTTGTTTACTGCTTAATGACTCCTGTATATTAGATATAGCACTATTTATATCTTGAGAATAACTACAACTTATTGTACCTATTTGTGGTGCTTGAGTCGCTAGGATTTTGTAATCCACTGTATAAACTGCATTAGTATCAAAGTTGGCTTGAGATGTAACTAATGCTAATTTACCGTAAGTAGAAAACGATATAGAATCAGACCAGTTATTCCTATCATATATCCCATTTTTATAGATTGAATATATAGTTTCATCTCTATTTTTGAATATACTTGGTGCAGAATATGATGACGGTCTTATATCATAGTCATTAAGCCATACATTACCAAGTACTATAGGATTAGCAATTTCACCTAATACAATTCCACTATCTAAATATAAATAGTTGTCCCCTACATCAAATAAAGGTATATCGCCATGAATATGACAGTTATCATCAGTAATAGTTTCTGGATCTTGTAATTTATAATGGATCTGATAACCTTCATAATTAGGAGCAACATTATTTTTACACCAATTTAACAAAGATGTATTTGTAGTTCCATTGTCGCATTTTACAACTATTGCTCCGCTCACGTAAGATATAGCTATTTGAATAGTTATATGCGTACTGTCTGGTATTGCTGTAATATAGCCCCAATTCCACGAAGTTCCATTTTGAATCATTACATAGTCTAATACAGAAAATTTAGATGAATCTGAAACTATAATATTTGTTGTAGATGTACCTGCCGATGTAGTAGTTGTTGTTGCAGTTCCTGAAGGATATGAATTATCAATAACAGATACCCAACCTGTATACCTATTAATAGCACCATTATATGTTAAAGCTTTCCAACCATTCATAAAAGCTTTAACTTCATCATTATTAGGGTTAATACTTTCTGCCCATCCTGTGTCAGTGTCTTTAGGGTTATAGTAAAAGTAATCACCTGAATCATATGCATCTAAGACAAAGTTTGTCTTAGCGTTCAATATTGTTCCATCGTGTTTTACAAATACATCTGAGGAATTTCTAATCTGGAGTCCTAATAGTGAGCTTCTAGGTATTATTATACATTTTCCACCTGTACCATCATTAAAATACTGCCAATCATAATCTTTACCATATAAGGTCTTATGCTTCCACCATATTTGCCCTGTAACTTCTCCATTTTTATAAGTAATAGAATCATCAGAGGTTAATTTAGTTTCTAATACTGTTCTTTCTAATCTACATGATTTATAACTTGATGGAGCAGTAGTTCCTTCAACTAACATTATAGAATCAAAATCATAAGTGCCCGCTGTTCCATTACAACTCAAACTCACCCTTATTGAGGAAAGGCTTCCAGTATTAAAATAACCAATACCACCAACACTACCCGATGTAGCTAAAGAACTATAATTATCAGTCGGATTAATAAATATACCTCCACCAGTTTTATTAAATTTAATATAATAATTTGTATTCGGCTTTACTGAAATATTAGCTGAATTAACTCCACTCCACGCACTTGTTCCTGTCATTCTTAATTTTCCGTTAATATAAGTAATAGTGGCAGTAGAATCTATAGGTGTCCACCAATCAGTTCCTTCTTCTCCATTACCATTTCTAACCAAATTTTCATGTCTTACTTCAACATATGGATTTCGCAAACATGTATAACTATCTGCATATGGACTAGGTGTAAATGTAGAATCATTGTATTGAGACTGTGTTATTTCTTCTAACATTATTCCGTCTGCATTAAAAGTATCCCCTATTACACTATTTAACATAACTATATCTATTCCTAGTGATGTGTATCCTGTTAGATCTGTAGGACTTAGTTTTACAAAAGCCTTAGTGAATGTATTACTTGTTACAGTATTGCTATATTTAACCGAAGATAGAACAGATCGTATATAAACAGGATTGCTAGTTGATGTGGTTTTTAAATATGCTGATAGGCAATAATATTTTGTATTATCTATAAGTATATTTAAATTTTTACGAATATAAGTATTAGTTGTGGTAGTAGTAGTAAGCTTAATAGAATTATTGCCAAATATTTTATTAGTAGAATCTAATACTAAAGTACCATTATTACCAGTCCACTTACTTATATCTTCACAATTACCATCCTTACCTAATAAATTTACTACACTTTTACCTTGTATTGTGAAACTAGGCACTGAGGATGTTTTACCATTATTTTTTATTACATTGTTCATTCCATAATCTATTGACGGTGTTAATATGACATCATTAGAGATATTCTTTACTAAATCTGACAATGTTGCATTGACATTTGAATCCCCAAATTTAACAATTGATGCATCAGTATGTGGGTAATATATATTTCCTGTACTATCTTGTATTTCTATATTTTTTGTTGCCATTTGTTTTCCTCCTTAAATAGTCTTTAGAAATAATTTGACTTGTGTTCCACTTGCATAATCAGTACCAACTTTAATACTCGCTCCGTCTGCTCCTGCCGGCCCTTGTGGTCCAGTTGCACCAGTTGGTCCAGCAGCACCTGTTGCGCCTGTGGCTCCTTTTAAACATATTGAATATACCCATTTTGCTGTGCTTGCATCTCCTGAAGATGTACATACATATACATTTCCTGTACTTGTATTGAAATATTGATCATTTACTAAAGCTGAAGCTATACCACTTCCAATAAAAACTGTTGCTGATGTGCTAGTTCCTGTTATTGCAGTTCCACTATACCATTGAGATCCTCTAATTCCAAATGCTCCTTGTGGGCCTTGTATACCTTGAATTCCTTGTGGTCCTTGCATACCTGTTGCTCCGCTAAGATCTGTTATATATGTGTATGCTGTTGAACCCTTAACATATAGTTTTGCATTATCAGCATCATTAACATTTCCAGTGTCTATTAACACAAAGCTCCCTATTTTTAATCCATCTGTAGCAAATCCTGTATTCATAGCTGAAACTGAACTATACACTTTTGCGATTGTAAAAGGATCTCCAGCTGGTCCTTGCACACCTTGTATACCTTGAACCCCTTGAGGGCCTTTCAATAATCCTCCATCTAACTTTTGTTGAAATGTTTGTCCATCAGCAAATGTAACTGCATCTGCGCTTGTTAATACATTTACTTCCTTTAATACTGCACCTGTACTTTCATCTAATAATTGAACTCTTACTTTATCTAAATTTGCCATTATATAATCACCCTTTCTTATTGACTGTTTTAATTATCATTTACATAAATATTTAATTTTTAATATATCTTGTAATTAAGTTTCTACATTATAGACTTAATTGAGCGCGCTTGGCTTACTAGATATTCAAACGTAAATTTACAATCTCAACATATATATTATTTTTAGCTTCCTATTGAACTATTTTAATACCCATATTGGGACTTACCTTCACATTGTCTGCAAAGCCATTGGTTATTTTATCTGTTATTTTAAAATACAAAGTATCACTTGCTCTATCAGCTATAGCTGGCAGTGTCTCATTAATATACAATTGCATTTTCCCTGATAATTTAGCACTGACTTCTTGAAATTTTGACTGTAATATTTGTATATCTCCTTTAGTTGCAACTACTACATTTGGATCTATCTTAAAATCTATGCTGCTTGCATTGCTGACTTCTAATACAATTTTTATGAATAAATCTTTTGTGCTTCCTTCTGAAATTGCTGGTTTGTAGGTTTCTGATAACTTTGCGATGGCAATCATATCTCCAGCATCATCAAAAATACCAGCTTCTCTGATGAAAAAGCCTCCATCAGCTGCTGGTATTACTGTTTCTACAACTATCCAGTTTTCATTTGATCCATCGACTGAAATTGCACTTATATTTCCTGACCAAACTTCTTTTACAATTGAGGTTTGATCTTCTGAAGGCTCATAATATGAGCCGTTTCCATCTCCAACTTTTAGGGTTTCAAAATTCACTTTACTGCCCGAAACTGCTGAAGCTGATAATTTTTTTCTTCCTAATTTTGTTAACATCGTATAAAATTTTTCTACCAAATTAATTCATCTCCTTACTAGGATATATTGTTATGTTTTCTGAACCTGCACATTGGCTGATACCAATTTCTATTTTCCCATTGGATTCAATATTTTTAGCAATCCATGGATAAACTGTCATAGTCTCTCCCATAATTGATGCTAAGCCATAGTACATTTGTGATTGATTTACGGATATTAGTTTATATTTAACGCCTAAATGTGCCGGCTTAGCTATTTCTATTGAGTCGTACAAGCTATCTAAAGCATAAGGAAAGCCTGTATCACTTATTAAATTTACTTGGAAATAGTATTCTGGATTATTCTGAATTATTTCAGCTTCTGAAACAAAGCTCTTACAAATCTGCTTTATTACTTCAACTGTTGTTGTGCCTTTAGAGTTAAGCTTTGCTAATACCCTTGCTCTTCTTTCTTCAATTGATTTAGCATTATTTGTAGTTATACCAACTCTTTTTTCCCATAGTTTCAAGCCCCATTCAGTTGCAGTTTGTGGCAAAATTTGCAGGAATAACTCTGAAATATCCAAGCCTAATTTATCAAATCTATTTCCATAAGCATTAAATATTTCCTGGAAAATATAACCACTTTTCACTTCATCAATAACATAGCTTTTTAAATTATCTACTGATTGGTTTCCACTATCTTCACTTGAATTGCTTGCAATCTTAACATTTTCAAATGCTTCTAAATCAGCTGTATTACTCATAAGTTATCCCTCCCAAAGATGCCTTATCTTCATCAGCCGTAATTATATTTTTAGTATCATTGTTTATTTTTACTGAAGATATATCATTAACTCCAAACGTCATTACTACCTTTGCCTCAACAGTATTTATTTTTACAACTCCGCCTACTGGAATTGTTTTTAAATAATTATCAAGAGACTCTTTTATATTGTCTTTAACATCCTTTATATCAAATCCATCTAATGCAGTAAGACCAAGTATATTAACATCAATTTTTAATGGATTTACTGATACTACAGTTACTGTAGCCCCTATTGGTGCCTTACCACTTCCTTGACCATTTTCTGGATCTATATATTGTTTAACTTTTTGTACTATAGTATCATCTAGCTGAATTCCATTATTTCCTGCAACTATTACCTTTACAGTGCCATTTCCGTTCATTCCATTGCTTTTATCCCAAAGAGGCTTTACTTTCACATATTCAACACCAGATATCTGAAGTGCCCATTTTTCATAATCATATATATTCCCACTGCTGCTTTCTTCTCTTTCTTTAGATATGATTCTTTCTAATAAATTTTCACTAGTTTCAGTATCAGTTCCACTGGTAGTCGCACTTTCATTTTTCACACTAGTTATCCCATTTATTTTAATAGGTATTTCAACAATAGCATTAGCTGGAACATTATATTTAGAGCCTATTTCTATTGCTTTAATTCCTAGTATGCATTTTCCATCTTTAATTTTTCCTTGAGATATCACCTTATATTTCAAGCCTTCAACAGTTTGAACTATGCTATTTTCATATATTATAGAATTTTCTAACCCTAAAAAAGTCACTTGCCCCACTGAATATAAACCTTGCTTCCTCTCTAAGCCATGTCTTGCTGCATCTTTATCTATAAATTTATCATATTCATCTTGAGGAATCTCTGGAGCTTCCTCCCAAATACTAATTTCAAAATTGTATCTAAGGCCTTATAATAATCTGCTATGGTTTTAGCAGATGGAGCAATAGCATCATATACAAAATATCCTTCACTTTTAGATATTCCAGAATCAATACTATCTAACATTTGTGATCTTAAATTTTCTTCAGTATTATTTTCATACATCAATTGTCACCTCCCCACAATCAGTTATTGCTGTAAAAGTTATGGTTAGAATATCATTGTTTTTATCCACCTCAAAGTTTTTTACGCCTAATATGTGCTGATTTTCCTTTAAGCATTCTAAAGTTAACCTTTTAGCCTCACTATCAATTAAACTTTTACTGAACCCTTTACCAATTATTTTTTCAAATTCATTGCCATATGCATCGCTGTAAATTGGATACTTTCCTTTGCTGGTTTTAAGAGCTTTCCATATCCATATTTTTAATGCTTCTATTCCTTCTACAATTTGAAATTTTCCATCCTTAAGTTTGAAATCATTTTTCTCAAAATCCCAAGCATATTCTTTAGGAATATCTGCAGCTTTCTCTTCTTGTGAAAATGCCGCAAGTTTATTTGCCATGTTTAAATTTGTTTCAGGTAATATACTAGCCACTACATTTCACCACCTTACAAAGTATTATCCATGTTTGATTATCCTTAGTAGGCAATACTGCTAGCTCATCACCTATTTTTATAGTATCTAGAAAGCTTACTGCAGTACCATCAGTATTTGCTACTGATGCTTGTCTTGAATATCCTGATAATAAGTAATCAGCTATATAAAGATCCTCCTTATATAGCTGCAAATCATTTGTTTGAATTATTATTTCAGGAGGTGGAGAATTAACCTTAGCAATGCATATGGAAAGAGGATTACTTTCTGCACCTTTTCTTTTCATTAAATTTAACATTTTTACATATGGATCCATTAGCTATCAACCTCCTGTAAATCCATTTTGTTACTTAAGCTTACTGTAAGCTTCATTGTATATTTTCCTGTTCCACATTCCCAGGTATGAGTATCAGCATTAATATAAAGAGTTGCATCTTTCAATATGTCTAAATACCATATTTTTGCCTTAACAGCATACCCCGTTAAGCAGCTATAATTACCAATAGCTTCAATTTCTATTTCTTCACTGAAGCCATATAACTTATTTTGCGCTACTTCATATGTGTTGTTATCATCTTCCACTGTGTACGATGTCTGGAAAACACCATATCTTTTTACAAGCTCTGAATTTTCCACTTGATCTACGTAGTTATTGTTAACGTCAAAAATTTTCACTCTGTTTATCATATTTTCTAAAGAATCTTTGTAACTCATATCTATTATATTGTTATTGTACAAATCCACATTAGCAGATTGAAGCAAATAATCTGATATTATTTGCCCCTTCTCAATTACATTAAACGTATCAGCTTTCATAATAGGAACATATTGTTTTCCATTTTGCTTGCTAACTTCACTATAACACTGCATTATTATGCTATAATAACTCTTATCTATACATAGTCTACCTATCGGCATTCCAGTTACCACTACATCACCAACTTTGATGTTTAATTCTTCACAAGCTTTATATACAACGCTTTCTGGAGACATATTCTTAATATTCATGCTTGTTGATGAACTCATGATAAACCTCATATAATCATAGCAAGTAAAAGTTTCCTCCTGATTTGAACTTCCTAAAGTCCTATCTACAACTTCACCTCTAAAAATTTCTCCATAAGTTTCATCTACAATCTTTATTAATGTTCCTGGACATATTTGAACTCTAGGCTCATTTATATCTGATAAGGAATATAACATACTAAATGAACATTTTCTTGCAGGCTGATCTATTGATGCTGATAATTCAATACTTTTACAAACTGGAGTTATATCTGTTAAAAGCCAGCCTTCATATAAGCTGTATATTTTAATCATATATTACCACCCAATATATTATTTACATCAGTTAAACTAAAGCTTGCCCCCCACTGACCTACAATTTTTTCATTTAACTTCAATGCCTTATACTGCTTTAATGCTAGAGTAAAGTTTATATCTCCAGTTCCATCATTTTCTCCATACTCAAAAGTTTCTATAGAGAATAGATCATTGATATCTGTGTTTGTAAGTATCACTCTTATTGGCTTTTTACTTTTTCTCCAAGCTTCTATTTGTGCAACGCACTCAAATGGTTTAGGAATATCTGAATATGCACAAAATTTATATTTATGAGCAGGAAAAAAGCTCTCAAAAGATATTTCTGAAAGCTTTGAATCTCCTAATATATTTATTTCTCCAATTGATTCTACACTAACTACTGAATTGTTGTTAGCTAATTTAAGTGAATAACTAGAAGGTGGTACAGGAAGTTGTAACCATGTATCGTCTTGATTAAACCAAAATTCTATCATTTAAAAATACCTCCTAACTCATTCCAAGAGCTGTTTGACTCAATTTATTGGCCAGAGCTGTCGCAATTTTATCTATATCGCTTTCTTCTCTGATTATTATAGAATCTGCAAGCTTTGCTATTGTTATTGCAAATCCATTTTGTGTGCTATCATCTTTAGTTGATCCAGAAGCGCCTTTAAATCCTTGGCTGCCAGTTTTGTTTCCTGATGATAAGTTTTTATTTACACCAGTTTTTATTCCTACTGCAAGATCTTTAATTGGTTCAGTTACTAAATGAGTATTAACCTTGATGCCACGGCCCATGCCTTTTAAAAAGTCCGGCATCCATGTTTCATAATCTGTAAGAGGTCCTTTATCTGGAACTGAGAAATGAAGATATGACCTAATCATATTTGTAACGCCCTTAATTGCATTAGTCATTCCTGGAAATCTATTTTCAATTCCTCTTATGAACCCATCAATAAAATCTTTTCCCCAAGCAATTGCTGTTTCAGCCAGATCTTTAAGTATATTACCTATTCCCGATACAACGCTACTTAGTGCATTCTTCATCGAATTAAAAGCACCTAACCAATCTCCATTTATAGCTTGCATCACAGCCTTTATTGTATTACCTATTACACTTAAAGTTGTAGAAATTATTGTTTTTATTATATTAAAAGCCATACTTACTGTTGTTTCTATAGCCTTCCCATGATTATTCCAAAAAACCCTTATTTCATTTAGTCTTGCTGATATGATAGTTTTTATAAATGTCATAACTGATACGATAGTCTGCTTTATCAATGGCCAATTGGCTAATACCCAATTTACTACTTTTCCAAATGTTTGAATTACAAACATTAATACAGGTTTTAAAATTGAATTCCAAACCGATTGGACTCCTTTAAATACACTTTGCACTATACTTTGTATTTGTGGCATATGTGATTTTATAAATGTTATTAATGATTTAATTGTTGTAGTTACAAGCTTTATCGTACTTGATACAACTGCACCAACCTTTGGCCCAAACAAATTTGTAAACAATGTTGTTATTCCTTGAGCTGCACTTCCTGTTTTCTTAAATACATCAATTGCTGATTTTACAGCACTTGATATTTTGTTAAAAACAGATACAACAGAATCTCTTATCCCACCAAAATTAGTAGCAAATGCTGTTGCCAATAATGCGATTACGCCGATAACAATCATAATTGGAAGTGGAAATTTAGTAAACAAACCCATTACTCCTGAAAGAGGTTGAAAAAATGTCCCTATCATATTTTTAAACATGCCAAAGCCACCAATTAATGTGCCAAAGACAGCTGTAAGACCTAAAGCCTTTGCAATTATGTCCATTATTGGTTGTGGTATATTTTTTATTGATTGGGCAACACTCAAAAATACTTCTGCTACTTTTTTGGCATAAGGCAATAAAGCATCACCTATACTGCTTTTAATTCCACTTATAGTATTAGATAATTGTTGCAACTTACCAGCATAAGTATCTGCTGCCGCTGCTGCCTGCCCACCAAATTCTTTATTTAATTCGTTTAAAATTAGTTTCTGAGCCCCAGCCGTATCCCCAGTTTTTTGCATTGCTTCTACTTGTTTTTTTTGTTGATCTGTGAATGTAATGCCAATTCCGTTTAAATCTGCAAGTCCTCTAGTTGGATCATTAAGTGCTTTTCCTAATGCTTTGCTAGCTTCAACAGGATCAGTTCCCATTTTTTGTGCCATATCTACCATTGCTTGCGAGGCTGCTGGAAATACATCCTTCCCTATGTTAGTAAATGTGAGTAGCATGCTCTGGCCTGTTTTAATCGCTCCAGCACCAAATGTAGATGCATTACTCAATTGCGAGGCCATTTTACTTACTTCTTCAGCTGTGAATCCTGCTGCTCCACCAGTAGATTTAATTGTTTGTGCTAAATCTTTATTAATTTTTTCTGATTTTGCGGCTCCATCGACACAATCCTTTAGAAAACCAGCCATTGAATTTCCAACTTCTCCAATAGCCTGCCTAGCTGAATTTAAACCACTAGCTATTTTATTACCGAATCCAGCTGATTTAACTGTTTCATTCACCTTCTGTGAAGTTTCTACAGCTTTTGCGCCTAAACTCTCAATAGATTCTTGAGCCTTTTGAACTCCGATAATAACGTTTTGCGTAAGATTTACTACTGTATTAATCTGAGTCATATTTATTTGGTTCATATTAACTGTATTCGCCATTAAACCTCACCCCCTTGTAGGGATTCTATTTGCTTATTTTTATCTTCAACTTCTTGTTCAACAAAAGCACTGATGATAACCTTCTCTCCAAATCCCCTATTAATTGTTTCTGCTGGCCACTTACCATGAAGTTTCCAGCAGTAATATAGGAGATTAACAGTTTCATCAGTGCTTATGAGTTTTTTATATCTTCTTTTTGGTTAGTAGATTCTACTCCTGAAATTTCAGTTACAGTATCTGCTAAAATATCAACTTCACCAGGTAAGAAGATCTTATTCATAAGTTCCTTTGGTGTTGGCGCTTTGAAATGTTTCATAAGCTCTTCTGATCTAAGCTCTGGCACTCCTGCAAGAACAGTTTCTATTTTTGCCTGTGCTGTTGCAAATCCTTGAATATTTCCTTTCTTATCTACTTGAAGCACTCTTTCTTGAATTTCATTGTATCGCTCCATAGAAATAGCATTGCATGTAAATGTAATCTCCATATTTCCAAGTTTAGCAAGCTTAAGTTTTACCTCCTTAGAAGGCACCTCAATTTTACCAGCATCTATTTTTAATAATTGTTCAACTAAATTCATAACTTTCATCTCCATTTCAAATTTAATAAAATTATAGATAAACAATGTGTAATCTAAGCTTATTCAATAGCTAAGCAAAGTAAGTAACATATTGTATTCCGGTTTCTCTGTAGCAATTTTCTAAAATTCAATTAACGTTTTTCTTAGTTTTTCTAACTATAAGTCCAATTATTAAATTGCATATCTATAATTCAGTAATTTTTTATTTCCTTGTCATTACTTTATTTTTACATACCTTAAGCAAATATCTACATTGAGAAATCGAAAATATTTTTGTGTAGCAGGCATTTGAAAATAAGCTGATGAAGGTTCTTTGTGACAGGTTGTACTCACTTTAGCTTGTCCATTCGAATTGTTGGAGCATGCTAAAGTGAGTACAACATATCATTTAGAACCTTCCAGCGAAATTTTCATAGTACTGCGTAACAAAAATATTTCCGATTTCGGCAGACTATTGCTTAACTATAGTTTTATTGTGGTTCTATTAAGTCTAAGAAATCATAGCCTGAGAATGTAAATGCAATTGTATCTTCAACATTCTTTTTAACTTCCCAGTCTGCCAATGTTAATTCATCAAAAGTAACATCTTTAAGTACCACTCTTTCAGCTCCTACTGAATCTGGATCAGCTAATTTAGAAATTATAGTACATACAGTTTGCTTTCCTTGTTTTATGTTATTTTTCATTAAAATTGCCATTCTTGATGATATATGATGTAATTTCAATGTTCCCTTTCCTTCTATACCTGTAACTTTACTTCTCTTCCATAAATCCCTTGTAAAATTAACATCTACCTTTGTTAAAGTGACCTTTGCTTGAAGAGCTGACACCTCTGAAACATATTCTCCGTTAATCCAGACTTCTCCCCAAGTCCCATTTATAATATCCTTTGCTTGTGGCATAATAATTACCTCCTAAATATATATTTGAAATTTAATATCTTCTATTGCATCTAAAACAACAACTTGTCCTTTAACAAAAACTTGTGAACCTGTGTTACTTTCTTTTATTTCTTGATCTTTCATAGTTGAAATATCTATACCTTGGCTCTTTAAGTACGCTTTTTGTGCATCTAAATCAATTTCTGCTCTATTTTGCCCTTCAATACTGCTATCAAGCAATCCATCAAGTTCTAAACCTTCAAAATATCCATTAATAGCTGCAATGAGCAAGCACTTATGATCATAATCATTTGGATATTTTCCAATATAATTATCTTCAGCTGTTGATTTAATATCATCATGTATTAAATCCATAATATCTACTATCTTAATCTTTTTAAAATCCTCGCCTTTATTTTCAATAGTAGTTACAAAGCTATTTACAGCTCTATCAATTTTAACTTTCTTTCCATCGTTAATTAAAATTAATTTTCCTGAATCAATTGCCGCATCTCTTTCTTCTTTCTTTAGATGCGGAACATCTACTACTTCTGCAAGTGGTGCATAAGTAGCACTAATATTTAGCGAAGTTCCTGCTAGCATCCCTGCAATCCTTGAACAGTATTCTGCAGCAGTATAAGTTCTGGCTGCTGTTTTTATGTCGTCTGTAGCAAAGTTAATTACTCCTTCACTGTCAGCTGGACAATGTGGAAGTACTGCTTTAACTCTAATATCCTTAGCACTTCTTAATTGTTTAATCCATGTAGCAAAATCTGTTGCTCTTGAAGTAATATTTGCCTCCGTATCAGCCTTTCCATCTGCAGTCTGACCAATGCTTGGAACTACTACATAATCCCATTTAATAGTTTCTAAGTAATTTTGAGCTTCTGAATAATTAGCTGCATCTGGTGCTTCTATATAAGCAATCACTTGTTTTGGTGGATTTTGATATCCTATCATGGCAAGCTTTATTTGTTCCTTATTAAAACCTGATAAAGCTTCTGGAATTTCATCTATAGTATCCATTTTTATTGGATTACTATAATTTGCTGGCATTGTATCCTTTAATATAAGTGCAACTACGCCTCTTGTTCCTCTCTTTGCTGCAGTTATTCCTGCTTCTTTAAAAATAATGTCTACTGATGGTTCTCCCATTTTTATTCCTCCTTAAATTTTAAAATTAAATGTGCCTGCTTTAGGGCTTTGAGGTGCATTAAAGTTTCTGTCTTGTGCAAGATCTATCTTGAGTTTCAAGTGTATTTCTGACATTTTTGCTCTACCTCTCAACTTTCTTATCTTTGCAGTTCTCCCTAGTACCTTTATATATCCATCACTAAAGATTTCCCTCATTGTATCCCAAACTTCATTTTGAGCTATTAAATCAACATTCATAAGCTCATCTAGCGGACCAAAGTAAATAATCTTCATAGTTATGGTATTCATATAACTATTTCTATTTAAGTCTGCTTGCCTGCTGGTAACGTAGCGAATAAAAAAAGAAGGTCTTACAATTTCCTTCTCTAGCTTTGATGTATATATTTTTGTATTTGGGAATTTTTCAACTAACATTTCATTAATTGAATTAATTAATTCATTAATCATGAACCTCCTCCTGTAATCCCTATTTTATTTTCTGCTTGCTTTTTAAAATTTCATTGCCAAGCACTCACCACCTTTTCACAAATTACTTCCATTACAAAAAAGTACCCAGCCTAAAATTACAAGCTAGATACTTTTTATATAGAAGATTTAATGTTTATGAGAGGGAACTTATCTTCTGTTCCCACTTACTATTATAAGCCTTCTTTTTTTTAATTTCTTACACACTTTCTCTAGTTTACCTATAATTTTCTTATAATTTTTATTTAATGAGGTTTTTAAGCTTAATAGCAATGGATATATCCTTTTCTATTTCCGTAACTCTTTCCTTCTATCCTTGTTTCAATTATTATTATATGTTAACATTTTGTTATACAAATTTTTACTTTAAAGCTTAACATGATAAAGCTTTAATATCATTTTAAATGTTTGACTATTAATATTTGAATCTCTTATTACTATTTTTTAAAGCTATATAAGGAGGACATATATTGAAAAAACTTAATTACATTGCACTAACAATACTAATAATATTATCTTTTACAGCTATTGGCTGCAAATCAATAGGTAAAAATGAAAATGCCGCTGAAAACCAAGCTACAGTTGAAAATAAAACTGAAGAATCAAATAAAGATACAGATAAAAATGATAATTTTGAAACTCGTGGGAACTCTCCAAGAGATCAGTCAATTTTTGAAGAAAACGAAGAAAGAGATAATACTGAAAGAGATAAAAGATATAAAGAAGTGGATAAATCTAAATTAAATTACGATAAAACTGATTCTTCTCTTACTTACTATGAAACTGAAAACAGCTTTGTTGGCAGTGAAGCTGGAATACCTAGTGTAGATAACAAAAAATACAAAGATATATTATCTGACTATACCTATGCACGTGAAGTAAATCCAACAAAAATAACCTACGAGGATGCAATAAAACTTGCTAAAAGCGTGTTGCCTAATGATATGAAAGAAATAAGAAATAAATATGATAATTCCACTGGAAAAACTCATATAGTTTACTCCTCTAATCAAGGTAATTTTGTATTAGGTCTTGCATATGATTATGACGAATCTCATAATTCTGGTTTCACCCCAAATTCCAAGAATAATACTATCGTTGGAATAGATTATATGAAAGAAATAACAGAACAATAA